ATCAGGAGGAAGATCGTAACCAACATGGGCTGTCTCCGTTGTAGGCTCCCCGCGTCACGGGACAGTGATCGAAGCTGAGGGCTAGGCCGCTGCTGTGTTCGCTCGATGGTGTCGGACGCGGGGATTCGATCCTGCCCAAGGGAGGAGAAGGCGGATCGAATGTCGTGGGGTGTGGGCGCGAAGCACCACTGTGGCAATTAGGCGCAGATTCCATACAGTTTGTCAACACCCTACAGCGCTCCTCGGCTTTCGAGTCGTGCTAATAGCTCCCGCGCGGCCTGGCGAAAGGTGATTGCAAGCCTCCCAAGCGGGCGCCCATGGATCACGATGCGCTCGAACATGGGGAGGATCATCGGGCTGATACCGGCGCGCGCGAAGTCATAGTCGAGCAGCGCGGAGATTTGCTCGGGCGTCTTGGGGCCGTGGCAGTAGCTCTTGATGCCGCCACCTGACTGCTCGCCATAACGGGCGGTGATGCCTACGACATCATACCGGGCAGCATGGCGGGTAGCATACCATTCGCACGCCTCGGCTTCCCGCTTGTTGATGATGCCAGCGTCCAGGAGCTTCATGATGCGCGGCTTTCGCATGAGGGTGCGCGCCTTGGTCCCGGCGCGGTTAACCTCCCCGGCGAAGGTTGGCGCGTCAACCACGAGGTACAGACCACGACCAACCTGTGAAGCAGGTAGAATGTCCTGCTCTAGCGACTGGCGCTGCTTGACCTCGGGATCGATGCGGACTTTGCGGATTTTGTTGGTGCGGGCCATTAGGCGGCGTCCTTCGGATCGGAGGGCTTGGAGACCTTGGTGCGGCGCTTGATCCCCTCGCAAATGACCTTCGCCACCTGCTCGGCATCGCCTTCGATGACATAGATTGAGCGTGGTTTGCGGAAGCGGTCGGTGTAGATGATCTGGGCGGTCATCGGCCGGCACTCCAAATGAGGCACCCGATTTCCACGCCGGTCAGCAGGGCATTGGATCGCCGTACAGCAAGCGATCGACCTCTTTCGCCGTGGCGGTGGTGATCTCGGATTGGTCCCCGTTCGGATCGCCGAAACGGCGATAAACGACCTGGTAATCCTCGCTGAACTTGGGCTGGAACATCGTCACGATGTAGCGACTGTTCACCAGTCCATTCGCCGTCTTCAAAAACTTCGGCATTGCCATTCTCCACTCGGGTTTCGGGTTTATCCCATCCCCCTGAAAGGGGGTGGGTAAACCATGCGTACACGTGGCCGCGCGCGAGGGTATATCCCTTTTGCCGGACTTGCCGGACGTTGCCGGGGTGGTGGTCCGGCACTCCGGCAATCACTCGACGATGGCCCATGTTCCGACCTCCACATATTCGACCATTTCGCGCTTTTCATTCTGGCGCTCGACCGTTCGCAAGGCGCCATTGGAGCACCATATCGAGACCATCTTCTCGATGCGGCGTGCTTCTCCCTCTTCGTCGAGACTGACGCCCAAGACATGGGCGACCAGCTTGCCTACCCAGCCACGTGATTTCGGGTGCTTCCGGCAATCCGCCGGCCGTCCTTCCACCTGGTTCTGGATATTCCATAGTTGGCGGGCACTGACCCCGCCGAACGCATCGGGCGCCTGCCACCGTTGCAAGGCGCCGATATTGTCTTCCGGCCCGGTGTCGTCGCCGTTGCCGAGCCCGACGCCAACAAACTCATACCATTCCGCCTGAGCGGCGGATGGGGCCTTGTTGTTCTTGTCGTCGAACACCGAGAAATAGCGGCGGCGATCGCACTCGGGAATGCGAAACTCCTGGGCTGTGTCTTTCCCCATGCGTTGAAGGACCAGCACCGACCGCGCGGCATTGATCATCGCCCCGGCGCCGCGTGCGTCCATCGCGGTGGCATCATGGCCGCCCGACTTGCGGACGTGGTGCGCGAGACTGATCGCACAATTCGCCTGTTGGGCGATGCGCAGCCATTCCTTCGATACCGCGTCAATCGCCTGATTGCTGTTTTCATCTACAGCGTGACTTGAGACAAACGGGTCGATGTCGAGATAATCGACCTCAAGGCGTTTCAGTTCTTCGATCAGTGCTTCGGATACTGGCCGCTGTATTTTGAACCCGCCGAAATTATCTTCGATCGCCAGCTTGAGGCCATTGGATCCGACGCTATCAGAACCGTTGATAAAGAGGCGATCACCGAGGTCAGCGGGGTCGATCTGCCACAGTTTGAGGAAGGCATGGACGGTCTTTTCGACCTCCTCTAGCTCATCCTCGAGATTCCATAGCCAAACGCGTTGCGGGCCATTCCAGACGCGATGACCGAGCAGGTCGCGGCCAGTTGCCATGCAAATGGCGCGACCGACCTTGAGTGTGGTCTTCCCGGCCGCACCGGGGGCAATGACGGCGGATAGCTGACCCCGGCGAAGCTCGAATCCATAAAGGAACTGGCGGCGCGGCAAAGTCGCCGGATCGCGCCATGTGAATGGTGCGGCGGAGAACGTCCGACGCTCGGTCTCCGGCTCGCCATAGGGCGGGGCCTGCCTGGGGAATGATGCGCTATCGAGCGCGGCCCGTATCGAGGCGCCCCCAAAGTCGCGCTCGTCGTCTTCGAAGTCGCGCGCCAAGGTCATGCCGCCTTTCCCGCTGGCACCGCGACCTTGCCCCCTATCTCTTCGGCCACGGCGAGCGCAGCTTCGCGCCCGATGTTGCGTTCGAGATGGCTGTCGTCGTCAGCGCAGATAATGAAATCGAGGTCGGGCCGCGCGGCGAACCAAAGCCGCGCCACCGCGCCCATGTTCTTCGCCGAGAAAGAGGCGAGGCAGGGATGCCCGCTCGCCCGGTGAACAGCGGCCATCGTGGCATAGCCCTCGCCGATGCACACTGTTTCGCCGTGCGCCGAGAACTTGCCGATGATGCAAAACAGGCCATCGGTACGCCCGCCGCGAAGAAAGCGCTTGGTTCCATCCCCCGCAATGCGTTGGATATTCCACAGCTTGCCCGCCCCGTCGAACATCGGGATGAGCAGCTTGCCATCAAGTTCACGTAATGGGGCTGTGTCGAGCCGCTTCTTGGCGACGTAGGGATGCGCGGGATTGGCGGGTGACGCAGCCCGCCACATTTCCACCGCCTCGGCTGCGGCCTCGTTCTCGCACCGCTCGCGCTCTTCGGCGCGGCGCTGCTTGGCTAGAGCCCATTCCTCGCTCATCGCCCGGCGCTCTTCCGGGGATAGGCTCAGGTCGCGATCTACCCGCCACTTGCGCGATATGCCAAGCCGATAGTTGCCAAAGGCACCGGCGGGCTTTTCGTCGAGATAGAGGATGGCCCAGCCATTCTGCCGGCCCTTGCCGTCGCCTTCGGAGCGGAAGCGAATGAGATCGCCGGACGTGAGCCGTTGAGCGATCGGCTCAACCGGCTTCACGCCTTCCAATTCCATTGCGTGGATGAAGTCGGCCAACGCCTCGCCAGCGCTCATGCGTCGATCCGATCGAACAAGCGCTGCCATTTCCGCTCAAGACGGCGGCGGGTTTCCATCCACTCACGGTCAAGACACAGGCGAGGATTGTCGACGCCTTGCGCGGCATGGGCGCGGAACTCTTCCCAAGCGCGCTCAGCGGCTTGCTGGGTGACGATGTGGACGATCTCGCCCATTATGAGGCCACCCGATGGCGACAGTCCCCACGGACGCCGCAGAGGAAGCAAGGGACAGGTTCGCCGATGGTGCGCTCGACATCGGACGGGATCTGAATCCTGCCGCCAGTGTAGCGCTTCCAAGGGGATATCGCCTTGTGTTCGGTCATCTCGCCTGCTCCCCGAGCGACTTGCGGATGCGGTAGGCGGTCTGGTCGGCATGGGCGCGGGTCATGCCCATGCGCTCGGCGATGTCGGTGATCGACAGACCTTCGGCGAGATATTCCGCGAATTGATCGGTGCGGGTGAAGCGGTTCGGCTTACCCATTGCCGACCTCGACAATAATCTTGCCCCGCGAAATGACCTCGCCCCATTCAAAGGACAGGTCGAACAGGCTATCGTTGACGCCGAGGGCGGCCGCTACGCCGTCGAGCGGGGCCTTGAGACTGGCGATGCAGTTGTCGGCGTCCCGGTTGCGGTTGATCGGCGGGTGCGCGATGATCTTGACCGGCAAACGCGAGCCGTCATGCTTCCAGGCGAGCGGCTTGACCGAACGGGTTGACCAGTTGGCCGCTTCCTTCGCTGCCTTCTTGGCGCGTGACAGTGCCATGAAGTGCGCGCGGGCGTTCGGATTGAGGATGGCGTCGGGCCATGCGAGTTCGATCTTCACAGCCCGATCCTCACCGGAGGCAAGCCGAGGTCGCGGCGCATGTCGTGCATCTTCGCGTGGACCTTGCGGCGCTCTATGCGCTGGTGGGGTTGCAAGTGGGGGGTTCGACGCACCCGCCCCCCGTCGAGCCTTAGAGCGGTATTCGCGGAGGGTGATGCCTCACCGTCGCCAAATACCGTTGCGCCAATCTTGCGGAATAACTTGGCGAGGAGACGGGTCATGGGACCAGCCGATCAGCAACGAGCTTCGTGTAACCGATGATGTCGTGCCAGCTATCGTGATAGTCGGGGTCGCCACAGAGGATGCGCCCGATTTTGTGCGCGATCATTTCAAGCGCTTCCTTCATGTCGTCGGGCAGCTTGCCGCCGTTCGGGCTATCGTTGATCGCCGCCTTGATCGCCTGCGTAACGCGGGCATGTTCGACGAAGGAACCGTATCGGCTGCCACGCTCGGCAAGCGTCTCGGAAATATCCGGCGCGCTCACTTCCCACCCCCGATCAGCTTGTCGGCTAATTCAGGCCACGCAGCGAGCGCACGAAGCCAGGTGACGAAGCCCATTTCAGCCTCGCCAGCGATGTATTTCGAGACCATGTCGTCAGTCCGACCAATGGCGCTGCCCATGTCGTCCAAGGTCATGTGGCGCGCGTTCTTTACCTGTAGAAGCGCGATACCGACGGTGCCTAGAATCTCGGCTTGCGTTTTCCCGAGGATTATCGGGGTCGTCATCTGTTAATTACCCCACCATGGGAGTTAACAGCGCCATTTCGGATAGGGCTGAACCGCGCGACGGGCTTGCGAACGTCGAACCGATCCGCCTCCCATTGTGCGAGGCGCTTGCGTTCGAGGCGCTTGGCCCGAGTAGCGATACCGCTGAACAGACAGGCGGTGGCGATGGACAACTCGAACCAGCGCAGCATGATGA